TGTTATGATGGTTGGTCAAGTTGGTACGGTTACGATCCCAGATAAAATTACTCAGGTGAAACATTTAAAAGATGGTGTCACTGATGGTAAACCTGCATCTGTCATTGATATGACAAAGAATTATACTTCACCAATTTCTATTTGGTTAAATGAAGAACAACCACCTTATGTTGAAATCGTAAATGATCCAAGATATGTTATGAATCAATCAAGAGACATATTCCATTTACCAACTGTATCGTTAGGTCAATATGATTATGAATATACAGTAAGTAGTATTAAAGATTATGAAGATCAAAACAGATACGAAAGAAAGGTACCTTCAACATATGCAGGTATGGAAACTTGCTTCTGTATTAACTATCAACATTCAGAACAATTTAATCTAAATCGTAATGTTCCTTTTATGGTTATTCTTAATGAAGCAAAGCCTTCAAGATATAATCTGTTAAAGGAATGGGTATTAGACGACCATGACGATGTAGAGATTTACGGTAAATGGGAACATCCTAATACTGAAACCGACGCAAGGTTTAAAGGATCCATTCATCTTGACGATGTAATGGCTAAAATGAATAATGTTAAGTTTACTTTTATTATTCCAATCGCAAAAGGTTGGGTAACTTCAAAGTATATTGAAATGGTACATGCTGGTGTGATACCGTTCTTACATCCATCTTATGATGAACAAGGGCATTTGCCAATACCAGATTTTTTAAGACCGAAGACTCCTGCTGAATTTAAAGAAAGGATGGATAGGTTATTAAATAATGAGGATGAGTATGAATCTGTAATTAAAGGTTTACGTAAATTAATATGTAAGCCAGAATATTATGATGGTACTTTCTTAAACAATAAAATAATGACAGCGATGGATACTGATTATGTTGCACCTGATGTAACGCAATTTGAAAAGAAAGTAGCTGCAACACTTGAGGACTTTTTCGGATGAACAAAAAAGAAATAACATGGGCACCACTTATTCCACTTATTGGTGGGCAAGCTTTAGGAGCAGAGAAGGCGTTTGGTAAACCACCAGAAGCCATTTACTCCTTTGGTGGATTTGAAGCTAATGATAGTCATTACGTAAACTATCAACAAAATACTTTAGGCAGAAAAGATATTCCTTATGTATTATTAGATTCAGAGAATCCTAATATTAAACAAGTTGATGTAGTCACAGGTACTCCACCTTGTGCTGCGTTATCTCAACTGAATACAGGAACGACCGCTGAATCAAAAGGAGCAGGTTGTGCAAAGAACGACTTTATGTATATGGTATTTGAAAATGGTATTGATGTTCTTGGAGCAAAGGTAGTCATTGTTGAGAATGCTCCTGCACTGTTTACAAACAAAGGACGTCCTGTAGCAAACAAACTTTACGAAATTTGTAAAGAAAGAGGATACTCATTAACATTGTTTAAAACTTCTACAAGATTTCATGGAGTACCACAAGGTAGAGACAGATCATTTGCGATTGGTTGGAAATCAGAATCTGCACCAGTTATGAATTATTATAATCGTGATAGAAAAGATTTTGCTGAATATCTTCAAGAGATTCCTGAAAACGCTTTACATCAAGATCTGATTATTAATAAGAATGTTCCTGATGAACCTTATTACAATTTTATTAAAACAAAAACAAATCGTGAAGTTCGTGAACTTATGATTGAAGAGAATGTTAAGACGACTCTGAATTATGTTTGTAAGAAAGGTTGGATGAAAGAAGCAAACGAATGGTTCCACAAAACAGGAAACGAAAAAGGTATTAAATATTCTGACCATGCAATTATGAAGTTTGCTGATGGCAAAGGTGTATGGGATGGTTCAGTACATGTCTTTGGTGAATATATGAATGCTGTGATTGGTCGTAATATGGTTGACACAATGCATCCTACTGAAGAACGTTCATTAACAATTCGTGAAGCATTACATATGATGGGATTCCCAGAAGATTTTGAGTTGCTTGATGGATTAAAGAAGATGAATCATATTGCTCAGAATTGTCCTGTACCAACATCAAGAGATATGCATTTGGAAATTAGTAAGTTTCTAACAGGCGATCTTGAACTATCAAATACAACGTACTTAAGACAGAACAATTTGAAACAACTTATGGAATACGATCCTAATGGAACTGATACAACTCCAAACTTGGAAGAATTCTTTGGATAAAACTATTGACAAGCAGTGCAATGTTTGTTATAATAGTATATTAAATTAAAGGTAAAACTATGAGAAACGACTTAATCATCGACTTCGAAACAATGGGACAAGATGTCCACAACTGCGCCGTGATTGATATGTCAGTCATGGTTTTCCAGTGGGACAAGTTTACATCAAATGATCCCTACAATTTAGGTGATGTATTCAAGACAAAGAAATTTAAATTGAATGTAGCAGAGCAAGTAAAGAACTACGATTGGGTAGTTGATAAAGGTACTCTCGACTTTTGGTCAAAGCAAGATTCAGAAGTAAGAAAGAATATTGCTCCAAAGAGTTCAGATCTTTCTGTTGAAGAATTCGTAAAACAATTTACAGATTTTTTAATTGACGGACCTAAGATTGACTTTTGGTGGTCAAGATCTAATTCATTTGATCCTGTTATACTTGAAAGGCTTTTTAAGTCTCAAGGTAAAGTAGGTCATTTACAATCACACCTTAAACATTGGTCTGTTAGAGATACAAGAACCTTTATTGATGCAAAGTTTGATTTTGGTTTAAAGAAGAACGGATTCCCTCCTTGTGCAAACGAAGATAAGTGGGATTCAGTATTTAAAGCTCATGATTCGGCATGGGATATATTAGCTGATGTATTAAGACTACAATCAATCACAAGAGCCGAAAATGATATGGAGCAAATTACAGTATGAAGCTTGAAGTAAAAACAGAAGAACTACAAAAACAAAGACTCTTTATTGGTACACCTATGTATGGTGGTCAGTGTACTGGATTATATACTAAGTCAACTAATGATTTAAGTATGTTATGTTCATCTCACAAAATACCAATGAAGTATTACTTTCTATTCAATGAGAGTTTAATACAAAGAGCAAGAAACTATATTGTAGATGAATTCTTACGGTCTGACTGTACACACTTATTGTTTATTGATGCAGACATTGGATTTGATCCAAGAGATGCTTTGGCATTACTTGCATTACAGATTTCAGATCCTGAAAAGTACGATGTTGTTTGTGGACCATATCCTAAAAAGACAATTGCATGGGAAAAGGTATCTGCTGCTGCTCAAAGTGGAGTAGGCAAAGAGAATCCGTTTGACCTAGAAAAATTTACATCAGATTTTGTTTTTAATCCTGTTGGAGATATAAAACAATTTAAACTCGCAGAACCTGTTCAAGTTGCCGAAGGTGGTACTGGGTTTATGTTAATCACAAGAGATGCTCTCGAAAGATATCGAGATGCTTATCCTGAACTTGCATATAAACCTGACCACGTTAGAACGGAACAATTTGACGGTACTCGAGATATACATGCTTTCTTTGATTGTGTCATTGACCCAGAGTCAAGAAGGTACTTGTCCGAAGATTACTTCTTCTGTAAGATGGCTCGTAAAGCCGACATTTCAGTATGGATGTGTCCTTGGATGAAACTCAACCATGTTGGTTCTTATATCTTTAAGGGTGACATGGGAGCTCTCGGTCAATTAGGTGTAACTGCTACCGCGGATAAGAAATCTAACAAAAAAGCTTATGATCCTATTGACAAATCTAAATAAACCTGTTATAATATACAACAATATAACTAAAATGGAGAAATTTATATAATGAAATTTTCTAACGAAACCTTGACGGTCCTAAAAAGCTTTACCTCCATCAACAAGTCAATCTTGTTGGCAAAAGGTAATGTAATTAAGACTATAACTCCAGAGAAGACTCTAATTGCGATCGCAAACATATCACAGGAAATCCCTTCTGATGCATGTGTTTATGATCTATCAAGATTTTTGTCAATTTTATCTCTGTATAATGATCCTGATGTAGAGTTTTTTGATAAATACTTTATTATATCAGAAGGTAAAAGACGTACCAAGTATGTTTTTGCCGACTTATCCATGATCCATACTCCACCTGAAAAGGATATTACTATTCCTTCAGCAGATGTTG